GCCACCGTTGAAGTCGGTGTTGATGGCACGGCTGGACATCGTGATGGCGTAGTAGTCCTCAGGGGTGAAGACAGCCACGACACCATCAATGCCCACGTCCTTCTTCTCCAGCGCAATACGCGCGTCGAAGATGGCTTCCACCAGCGCATCACCCTTGGCCTGACGGGTGGTGCCAGCACCGGTGTAACCAGTGCCCAGCGTCACCACCTTGCCCACGCGACCGGTGTTGTTGGCCGGCCCTTTGGGCTTGGCCGAACCGTCCTTGGCCAGGGGTTCGGTCGCGGTGTTGGCCGCGGCGTACACCAGGCGAGCAACGCGCTTGTCGTACTCGTAGGCCAGGGCACGGCCCAGCTCGGTGGTGTAGATGGAACGCACGTCGTAGTACGCCATCAGCTCGTCGAGCTGGGGGATTGCTGCGTCAGCAATCATCAGCGCGTCGAGGTTGATGACCCGCTCGTTCAGGTCCGAAGGGTCATTGCCCTCGCCCAGAATCGGGGTGCCCGGCTTGTGGTAGCGAGCAGCCATCTTGCCCGTGATGGGGAAGGCGACGCTCTTGCCACCGCGGATGTTCCGCTCGCGGGTCTTGCCTTTGAAGATGCAGGCTTCTTCGAAAGCAGTGAGCACCTCAGCGGCGCCCAGCTTCAGGAAGAGAGCACGGTCCTTATCAAGACCAGCGGCGCCAGGGCCCCAAGTGGCGGCGTCGCCTTTGATCTGACCAATCCGCTGCAGCGCGGCATCGGGAGGTGTAGCCATGAGTCTGTAAAGAGAAGTGATCGGGACTCACTTCCTCCTTCACTCTCCGGGTTATCCCCGCAGGGGCCCGTCAGTTGCAGGGGTGCGATGTATTCCCTGCGTGGAAGCTACTAGAACACATCGCTTCTGGCGAGGAGATCACGAACCTTCTGCCGGTAGGCGTCATCAACGTCGTACAGCTTCTGCCCCTTGTCATTGCGTTTGGTCATTGCATCCAGCACCTGCTGCTGGCTTTCGAACTTGGCGCCCTCTGCCGGCATACTGCCCCCGATCAGCCTGGGTTCACTGGTCGGCGTGGCTGCAGCCCTGGTGCTGGCTGGCCCGCTGGCCATGGCTTGCATGGCCTTGAGTGCCCAGCGAATCGCAGCCTTGTTGCCGCTGTTCACCACGGTGTTGTAGTCCACCAGCTGTTGGGCATCGAGGTTCTCGACGGCCCATTGGCTGAGCTGCTGGAATCCTTTATCCCCGCCCACCATGTCCTTCAGCGCTGCGGTGTCATCAGCAGTCAGCTCGGCGGCCGGTGCGTCATCACCAGCTGGCTGTGCCAGGTACTGCTCAACGACAGGCCGCGGGATGCCAGCTGCTTCCAGCTTCTCCACGTAGCTGCTCAGGTCCTCGCCCTGCTCCCACTTCTGGGCGATCTCGTATGGGTTGACCTCAGCGCTTTCGAACACATCCGACAGGAACTCGCCGTAGTCGTTGACGGATTGCTCTCGGGTGTAAGGCTGGGGTGGTGAAAGCTGAGGGGCTTCTGGGTCTGCTTCGCGAGGCTGGCCCAGCTTTTTCTCAAGCTCTTGGTATGCCCTGGCCAGGTCATCGGCTGACTTGAACTTGCCCAGCAGCAGCTCGGAGTCGCCTTGCCCCTGCTGCTGCTCGGCTTCCTGTTCAGCAATGAACTCCTCGAGCAGCCCCTCCTGGCCGGGGCCCACCATCGACGGGGCTTCTGCTTCAGGACTGGACAGCGTGATCTGTGAGTCGGTCATGCGGTGGGTTCCTCAGTGGGTTGTTGTTGTTGCATCGCCATCTCCTGGCGGGTGGCATCGGCATTGGCCAGCTTCTGGGGGTCAGCCATGCCGGCCGCCATTGCCTGTTGAGCCATGGCTGCTTGCTGCTGCTGTTGTTGTTCAGCAGCCAGCTCGTCCTCGGTCTTCACCAGGCCGAGCACGTCCATGCCCATCGAGCTGGCCAATCGCTTGATCAGCTCGGATGGGTTCACGTAGGTGGCGATGCCCTCGGGTCCAAGCGTTTGCTGCAGGATCTGCATGAACCGTGCGGTCTTCTCCAGGTCATTGCCCCTGCCCACAGCAGCCAGGCCCACCGACACCACCGGCTTGATCAAGCCTTCAGGTAGTGCACGCATCCCGCCAGAGCGGATGAATAGCTCCAGCTTCCGCGTCACATACGGCGCCATCAGTTCGACCGTGAGGATCGACCAGGTGGACCCGATGCTCACCTCCAGTTGCAATGCCTGCAGCCTGACCTCTTCCGCGGTCACGCGTTCGGCTGATCGCATCTCGGCCAGCATGAACGCCTGCGATAGCCGTGCCTCAATCCGCTGCAGGCCGGACATCGCCACGTTCAGATCACCACCCTTCTGGGTCTGGATCGTGAACACGTCGTCAGGGTTGCCCGGCAGGTAGGCACCGTTCGGTGCTTCCGCCAGCTGCTTGGCATTGGTCACACCGGCTGGCTTGACCAGGTGCTTGACCTGGGCGGACACCAGCGAACCCTCGGCGATCGCTTGGTTCAGGGCCTCGGCTGTGTTCAGGTCAGCGATGCACGCCGACTCCACGTAGCCGGGTCCAAAGTTGCTGCCATCCACGCGGATCATGCGCAGTGGAAGCCAGGGCGATCCTTCCGCGGTGGCGGTGCCATGGCTGCCGTCGATCTCCTTACCCTTCACCTCCTGGTGCCACTCGACCTTGCCCTGTTCCCACTTGATGTGGGTGAAGATCTTGACGGTCTTGGTCCGGGTGGTGGGTGCAGGGTCTGCGTTGAGGATCCCGTACAGCTCGGGGTCTTCCTCCTCGAGGAAGTCGTGGATCTTCTTGGGCAGTGCGTCCTCGGCGATCTCCTCGCACACCACGGCCTCGACCGGGTTGCCCATCGGATCGCGCAGCAGGGTGTAGCGATTCAGGTGGAAGCACTGCAACCCCTTCTCACCCACGTACAGCAGGCAGTTGCCCGCCACGATCAGGTGCATCAGCGCCTCGTGGACAACCACCCGGTCGTTGCTGGTTTCAATGCTGCGCAGCACTGAGCGTTCAAGGCGTGCCAGGCCCACCTCCATCTCAGTCTTCTGCTTGGCGATCTCGGATTCGCTGGCGCCGGCTTCCGCCATTGCAGCCTCCTGCTTCTGCCAGCGCACCTCATCGAACGTGAACCGAAAGAACGATTCAGTCGGGGGCAGCAGGGCCATCAGCAAACGGCTGGCCAGGTTATGGACACCGCGTGCACCGATGCCATTCCACGGCAGCGTGAACGTCTCGTTGTTGTTGGCGCCTGGTTCGTTGACGCTGGGGATCAGGTACGGAATCGTCAGCCGTGCAGCGCTACGTGCCCGGCTCAGGTAGTAGTCGCGGTCAGATTGAAGGGCGCGGTAGCGCTGCTCAGCAGTGGCCATGATCAGATCGCAATGTTGAGACCAGTGCCAGCGCTGTTGCTGACGAGTGAATCCACCGACAGATCAGTGGCAGTGGGCTTCTTGCGTGGGGCCACAGCTGATGTGGTCTTGGCACCAGAGGCCGGGTCAACGCTGGTGCTGGTCACCGCATAGGGGGCAATCGAACTCAGCCCTCCCTGCTGGTTGGCCGTCTGCATCGATGCCATCAGGTCATTGATCTGCCCCATGTACAGCTCGGCCTGGGTGGCGTTCGCTGCGATCTGTGCATTGATCGAATCGATCAGCGCCTGGTTTGGATCTGGCTTGGCTTCGGGTTCGGTGGTGGTGGTGGTGGTGGTGGTGTCGGCAGCAGCAGCTGGCTTGGTGGTCTTCACCTGCTGCGCTACAGGGATGCCCGACCCAGCCAGGTACGTGTAGGTGCCAGCTGTGTTCTGCGTGAACTTGGGGTTGACCGGCAGCGGTGCAGGGCTGGGCATCACCCCATAGCTGACCCGTGACTGGTCGATGGGGCTGAGCTGTTTGACCACAGCCTGCGGGTTGTAGGTGATGGCACCGCTCGTGGCGATGTTCAGCCCGCTGTTCCGCTGGGCGTTCTCAGTCACCGCCACGCCCTTGCTGGCCTGGTTGGCGATGGCCAGCGCTGCGTTGGCGCCGCTCTCGGCAGCCTTGGCCATCAGCGCCTTGGCTTCCTTGCCGTTGATCCTTCCGTCAGAGGCTGCCTTCTTGGCTGCCTGGTTGAGCTTCTTCTGTCCGGCCATGGCTAGGTGCTGGTGGTGTTGAGGTCAATCCGCAAGCTGCGGCGGTTGCGGTCGGTTTCAACCTCAACCCCACGGCGCTTGCCCACCACGACAGACGTGGCGTTCTTCTCGGGTGGCGGTGGGCCAACCAAGGCCGCCATCTGCAAGGCGTTCTGAGACACCATTGCCTGGCTGTTGGATGCCGCGACCTGCAGATCAGTGGCCCGATCCAGCACGCCCGACAGCATGTCGTTGGAGGAGTTCAGCAGCTTCTGCGCAGCAAGCAGCGGGGTGTCATCAGCCTCCGCGCCCTGCTTCATGAACTCCTTGCCCGTGACATCTTTGATGCCGCGGATCATCTTCTTTAGCTGCTTGTTTGCCTTCTTCCGTTCCTTCTTGTAGGTGTTGATCTTTGCGGCCGGGGCGCTGCCGGCTCCACCGCCCATGCACATCAGATGTCCTCCAGGACGAATGCACCTTCCTGCTGTTCTTCCAGCCGTGAAGCCAGCCAGCGTGCAACAGATACCTGGCCGGCCCTGAACCAGACTTCTTTCTCAGTCCAGTCCAGGTCGGCCGCCCGCTCAGGGAACTGGGCAGCAACTGCTGCAACCAGCTGTTCCGTTAGCCGCGGGAGGGGTACCACTTGCAGGGGTGCATAGCACTATCAGGCTACCGGCGGGTTCCAGAGGATCGGAACACCCTTGGTGTGGTCGTATTCCCCTGCCCTCAGGATGCGTGCGCATCGTGCCTGGGTGATGGCATAGCGCTCGTTGAAGCCTGCCTTCTCGTAGGCGCTGCGCACTGCACCCCACATCTGCAGCTCAGTGCTGCACTCGGCCAGCAGCTTGCGGGCTGTGACCGGTCCGTACTTGGGACAGCCGGGGTAGTTGTCACTGGTGTCACCGATCAATGCCTGCCCGTAGAAGGCCAGGTCGGCGTCACGCTTGGTCACCTCGATCAGGCCATCGGCGTTCAGGTGCATCCCCGGCAGGGTGAGCATGTCCTTGTCCCGGCTGACGATCACATCGCCCGGCTCGTACAGGATGCCGAGCACGTCATCACCCTCCACGTCAGGTAGCGAAGCGAACGACCAGCCGCGGCCTGGTGCAACTGTGCGGACCCACTCGACCAGCTTGCGGTAGCCGGCTGGCTTGCGGTACTTCTTGCGGTTCGCCTTGTAGCTGGGCCACAGCGAATAGCGAAACGACAGACCATCACCGAACACCAGCACCGGATCGAAGTTCGGCAGCGCCTCGAGGAACTCTGCGATCTGATCTTGGAAGCTGGCCTGCGCTTCACCGTGCCGGCAGAAGTAACTCCAGTCGTCCGGTGCCCACTCGGCTTCGAACTCAGCGCCAGCAGCAGCACGGAACAGGTAATACTCCGCGTCGATCAGCGCTCTCATGACGCACCCCTCAGGCTGAAGCGGGGCTTGGTGGAGCCATAGCGTTCCCACTTCAGATCCCAGCTGTTCACGACCACCTCGGGTGGGGTGAGGGTGTAGTACCTGTGGCCGCATTCGGGACACAGCCTGCGGCGTAGGCGTTCGCCCTTGGTCCCTTCATGGGAGGAGACGCAGCGAGCGTGGGATGCGTTGCATTCAGGGCAGCGACTCATTGATTTCGCGTTCGAGGCGGTCAGAGATTTCGTTGATGGCCAGGTGGCAGATGCGTGCCTGCCCCTTGTCTGGGGCCCAGGTGCGGATGCGCTTGCTGAGTTCAAGCACCACTGCCTTCATGCGTCTGGGGTCGTCGATGCCGTATTCGCCCAGGCTCAGGTACAGCTCAGTCAGTTCCTTGATGAGGGTCACTTGACGACGATGATGTTGGAGTTGGGCCAGCGGTTGGCTGCGTACTTCTTCGCCTTGGCGGCGCTCTCGGCGCGGATCTTCACCTTCATCGGACGGGTGCCGGTGCTGGTGACGAGCAGGTTGTAAAGCCTGGTCTCGGCTTCCTCCGGTGGACGGCTGACGCCAACGCCCAGGTTGGGCTGGTCCTCCAGCATTGAAGCGGGAACGTTGTACTTCAGGAGGAAGCGGCTCATTGGTTCTCCATCTCCAGCACGTGCTGCATGGCGCGGATGTACCCGTTCCAGAAGGAAGAGCTGGCCACGTGGCCGTTCTTCATGCACTCGTTGTACTGCTCAACGGCCATCTCCAGCGAGCGCTTGATCGAACCCAGTGTCACGTCGAGCTGGCGCTCGAGATCAGGTTGGCTTGATAGATCGGATGTCGTAGACACGTGTTGTTTTGTTAGTGCTGCCCACGCTCCACAGAACGCTGCAGCTGTTCGCGTAAACCTCAGAGATGACGCCCTTCTTCCAGCCGTCACCTGTGTAGAAGCGGACCTGCTGTCCCTTCCGCAATGATCCCCAGTTCAAAATGCTCCCCGGTGTCCGTGAGATCGGAAGGCATCCATGTCCCGGTAGTCCATGTCCAGGAACACCGGGTTGTCCTCAAGGAACTCCTTGCTGGGAAGGATCACATCACGTGCACCCTTGTTGAACTGGATGATGGACCACTTGCCTGTGATCAAGCCGCGCTCGAGGATGTTCCTCAGCTCGGCGAGCGTCATCAATGGCTCCACTGCTTTGCCTCCTCCTCAGCCAGGAAGTTCAGGTAGTCCGCCCACTTGGCTGGTGTCAGCCCACCACCTTCATCTGCAGCAGGTGGCAGTGCAGGGTGGTGATCGCTTTCGAACGGCAGGTAAGCACCTGAGTTGTTGGGATCAGGGCTGGCCGCAATCGAGCGGGGCTGTGGTGGCAGCTGCCTCAGCTGATCAGCACTGGGCTGGCACATCGCTGGCAGGGATTCACGGAACCCCCAGCTGCGGTTAGCCAGGCCGTTCTCACTGCGGTACAGCGGCACCATCAGTTCCTTCCAGGTGGGATACCTGAGGAAGTCCTTGCCTCCTGTCTCTTGCAGCCACTGCTCGGCTGCCCACACCAGCTGCATGTCATTCACCTCAGGGAACTCAGCGGTGAATGAAACGAACTTCAGCTGGCAGATGTTGGCGGTCCAGCGATCAGCTTCCTTGATCCGCAGCTGGGCTGCGATCATCTCCGCCACCGACAGGAACGTCTCGATCGTCAGGCGCTGGGTAAGTTCCACCGGTTGATGGCCTCCTGCATAGCGGTTGACTTGGGCACCAGCCCTGCCTCCTGGGGTGGCTGGGATCCCTTGATGTAATCGAGCTTCAGCGTTTGCCAGCCATGCTCGACACCGGCCTGGGTGAGCAGCACCTGCTGCCACATCGGCAGTGCAGCCACACGCTTGACGGTGATGAACCACGCGGTCGTGGTCCAGGTGGCATTCTTCTGGTGCTTGCTGCGGCGGCTGTTGTTCCACCACTCCACCAGCAATGGCCGCGCCGCCTCGCACACCATGTTCAGTTCATCGCCGGGGACAACGGGATAGAACTCCTTGATCGCAGCAGGCCTGGCCTTGGCAGCAGGCTTGGCCTTGGCAGCAGGCTTGACTTCAGGTTCTGGGGCAACCTCGTCGTCATCGGCCTCGACCATGACGGAACCACCAGCCTCGAAATAACCAGCGGCACGGCCTGCATAAACAGCAACCCGTTCGATGGTCCGGTACACCTTGCTGCAGTCACGACAAATGCGCACCCGCTTGTCGTACCCATCGCATGGTTTGGTCTCGGTCACCCTGGATGTAGGGCTCCCGCAGTGGGGGCAGTTCAATGTGGATCCTCCCAGATCAGTTTCATGTAGATAGAAGAGTCGGCTGGCTTCGCTTTCTTCCAGCGCACTGCCATCGATCTGATCACGGTCACCTTGTCGTCAACCCAGATCAGGCCATTGCCGCTGTCGAGAACAGCGCCGGTCAGGTTGTCGAGATCACCGCGAGCAGGGCCGTGGAAGGTGAACACGATCACGTTGATGTGGGCCAGGGGTGGTGATGTCCACCACTCACCCATCAGCCCGCGAAGGTTCGCCTTCCAGTTCACGTAGGCCTCTGGCATGTAGGCGTGGCCGGTCTTGCGGGTGAAGCGCGGCCTGGCCTTCGACATCAGCGGTACCCGAAACAGGAACTCGGCTGACTGCATCAGAAGGGAACGTCTTCGGTCAGCTCACTTGCCTCAGCGGCCACCTGCGCAGCACGCGCCTTGAGCTGGGCGGCAAAGCCTGACGGTTCCGGCATTGGGCACGCGGGCTCAGCCTGGAAGGGGGTCGCGGATTCAGGTGTCGCCACCTCGTAGCCGTCCTCCTCCTGGAAAGCATCGACTGCAGCTGGCTTGTCGTAAGCCACCAGGTCAATGACCTGCACGCTTTCCAGCTCAAGGCTCATGCCCTTGCCGGTCGGGGTGCCCCAGGGCCAGGGCGAGAAGGCCACCTTCACCTTGCTGCCGTTGCCGATCAGCATGTCCACAGGCCATGGCTTCTTCTTGGCATCCACCACGATCGGCGCTGACTTCTGGTTGCCCTTGCTGGTGAACTCCTTGCGCTTGAACGTGACCTGGATCTTGCCGGTGGGCGTGGGCCGGCCCCGCTCGTCCTTGTCCACCTGATCCTTGTACGGCCAGCCGTTGTTGGCGACCTTCGCCTTGCCGTGGAACTCATCGAATACAGCCTCAAGCTGTTCGATGAAGGCGATGGTCTCGGGCTGGCTTGGATCGAGCAGCAGGTTGATGGACCAGGCGCGGGGATCCCCCTCCTCGTAGCCCTCGGCTGCTTCGCCCAGGATCTTGGCCCAGGCTGCTTCACCTAGGGGCGAGACGATGCTCTGACGCGGCATTGGTGGTGCTGATGTGGTGTACGGGCGGACCCTAAGAAGATATGTGCACCAGTGCAAGACAGCTAGGTGTGTCCGATGCGGCCAGTGCTGAGATCAGCTGAAGCAGTAAGGGTTTTGGCCGATCTCCCCTGCGCAAAGCGTGTTCACAAATGGCGGCTTGCATAGGCGTGCCTTGCTGGTGCTACCTA